TCATCATCAAGAAGTGCCTCAGCACTATCAAACTCAGACTTATCGTAGTTCCAGTATCCGTCAACTTTACGGATCTTCAGTTTGAAGTTAGCACCACCCCAGAAATCGAAGGGATTGATGGGAGTTTCATCTTCAAACTCGGGTTGCATGGCAGCCATGATCTTGTCAAAGATCTTCTTGCCATACTTGAACAGGAATACTTTTCCTTCATTTTGAGGATTGACAGGATCCTTCACAACATAGATGTTGCTGTAGTAGGACAGTTTACGCTTCTGCTTACGGACAGTTTCTTTGTCCTTGTCACTACCACTGTTCCACAGTTCACGATTATACTCGGAAACAGGATCCTTTTGATTGATGGTTGTCAAAGAGTTTTCGATGTACCAACCACCAGGACCTTGGAAAGCATGGGAATAGATCTTTGCCCAAGGAAGATCTTCACCATTAGGGGCAGGAAGAAAACGGATAACGGCATAACCATTACCAGTCTTGTCCAGTTCTGGCTTCCAGAGACGCTCATCTGCGCCACCACCAGTGTTATTCATTTTTTCGACTTCCTTCACAAGTTTGGAAGTCAGAGACCCCAGAGAGGACTGCTTTTTAAGGTCGGAAAAAGATGCCATAGGATTACCTCGGATTTGTACGTATTTGGCTTTTGTGTACTCTGTTATCTTATCAGACGGTGCCAGGGGCGTCAAGCTGATCTTTCATAAGTTCTACCATCTTGTTCATGTTATTGAATAAGATATTCATATCACTGCCCTTTGGAAGACCCATCATCTCTGCAGACATCAGGATTTGTTCCTTCATCTTCACAGCTTCTGGATCATCAGAGAGACTCAAACGAGTGTATAGAACTCTTTGTGTATCAAGAAGTTCTTGAAGTTTATCAATATGCTTCAGTTTTTCATCTCTTGACATTGCATAAAAAGAGAAGACGCTTTTATAGATCTCCTCTTGGAGTTCAGAAATTTTTGTCATTTCTGATCTAACTAGATCTGAATCAAAGAAGCTCATTCTCCTACCACCACTTGCCGTAAGATTTTTTTGAAACGGAATACATCAATATTTAGGAACGGTGAGTATTTTTTCATTCGCAAACTGACGGTTTCCCACACTGGATCATTTAACTTCTTATCAAAATTGTTCCCGAACAGGAATATTCGATCATAGATCACTAGTGTTTCTAGTGAAATCTTCCCGCTCAGGAACTTTTTTAAAATGATTGGATGTCCATTAGAACAATCAAATACATCATCTACTTTATGATCACCAAAGAGACTTGTAGATTCTTCTTTAAAAATATAAGAAAGAGACTGAACCTTCTTCTGCCAATCTTTGTAAGAAGATTCTCCGTTGCGAATGATCTCTCCAATCCACAGAGTCTGAGGATCATTGCATGATACAAAGTTAGCAATGAAAAAGTTTTCAATCTCTTTGTCATCTTTCTGGCGAGACAACTTCTCGAACCAGAAACGATCTTTTCTCTTATAAAAAGATTGCACAGACGCCCGACTCTTACCACAGTACTTGTGATAATCGTATGATTTTCGGGTGAAGTGATTCTTTAGTGAGAGATATGTTTTATAGGTATCAAAAGGTCCCACCTTGAGCATGATTTAGAATACAAGTTTTGCACGAGAAGTTCTTTTCAGGAAGTTCAGATCAATCGCATTAGATTTGACCTTTTCCTTCAATGGTTTTGACATTAACTTCGGTACAGATTCTAACTCAATATTGTTCTTTTCGCAAAAGTAGATAATCGCATCAATGTAGTTCATCTCCTCATTAGTTTTGACGAGATATTCAATCTCTTGTGCGAACTTACTTGGGCAAAAGAACTTATTCTCTAGGGCTTTTTCTAGTTCATTTTCCATATTGCTCCAGTTTATCCCCAACAAATTTTCTAATATATTGGGTGAGTAGTTTGATGTACTTTGATTTGTCTCGTTCTTCATAGACGACGCATTCTCCATTTTCACAGGACATTAAAATAACAAGTTTCTTCACAGGGATTTCAGTCAGCTCATAAAACATACATGCGTATGCAGCTGCTTGAACAAAATAGTGGTCAATCCACTCTCTTGGTTTTGGTTTTTTACTAGTCTTGAAGTCGATGATAGCAAGTTCTCCATCGTATTCAGCAATGCAGTCCACTGTGCCTGCAATCCCTAACTGTTTACTATAAAGAGAACTTTCAAGTGCTCGGATATTATTTATCTTATT